TCTTTTGATAGGGTTTTTTCGTTTTGTTGATATTTATATATGAAAAGAAACCTGGAGTTTTTATTATGCCAAAATCAGTATTTGTATATACAGACCCAACAATCAACACATCAGCAGATGGAGACACACCATTTGGATTATATGATGCTGATAGTACCTTTGTTACAGAATCAGTTGAAGTATGTAAATATGTGGCAAGAAAAATGGGTCACCCTGTTATGCAACTAGAAATACCTAGTTCATCAATATATGCTTGTTTTGAAGAAGCTATATCTGATTATTCTACATATATAAACAATTACAATATTAGGAATTGGATGTGGGAGTATTATGGTAATGGTGATAAAATATCAGGTTCTTTGAGTACAGGGTCAGTACAACCTGTTAAGTCACATGGAGGGTCAGCTGTATATTTATCTGACCAATATGGAGAGTTAGCAAATGTTGGTGGTAACACCACTTTACATACAGGGTCAATCACATTAGAAAGAAAACAAGAATATGATATACCTTCAGAGGCATCTTTTTCAGATTCATCTCACTCAGATAAAAGAATAGAAATACAAACTATATTTAATTATGGTCCATCTGCAGTAACAAGATTTTATGACCCTTTTGCAGGTTCTTTTGAACAAAGAAATATGTTAGACAATTTTGGAATGGGAAATGTGGCTCCAGCAGTATCTTTTATTTTGAGACCAATTTATCAGGATATAACACGAGCACAAGCAATAGAAAACAACGATAGGATTAGAAAGGCAGCATTTTCGTTTGAATTGGTAAATAATAAACTAAGACTTTTCCCTGTTCCAGAACAGAAAGATGTTGGTGATAAAGTTTATTTTAATTATTATGTAAAAAGTGAAAGAACTAATTTAACACCAGATTACTTGGAGGATAAAGTTTCAGACCCTTCAAATGTACCATATAAGTTTATTACATATAGTGAAATAAATTCTGTAGGTAGACAATGGATAAGAAGATATACATTAGCATTAGCTAAAGAATTATTAGGAATAATTAGAAGTAAATACTCATCTATGCCAATACCTAATGGTGAGGTATCACTTGATGGGGAAGCATTAAAAGCAGAAGGTAGAGAAGAAAAAAATCAATTAATAGAAGAGTTAAAATTATTTTTAGACCAAGTATCACTAACTGCAAAAGCAGAAAATGAAGCTGCAGAAGCACAAGCACAAAGTATAAAACTAGGCCGAACACCTTTAAAAATCTATATAGGATAAAATTATGTCAAGAACTAGTCCATTTTTTATGCCAAAAAAAGAATTTGATTTAATTAATTCAATGAATGAAGAATTAATTGATGAAATTGTTGGGCAATCTGTTGATGTTTATAAAATAAATGTTGAAAATACTGATGATAATTTATACGGTGAATCTACTACAAAATATTATGATGTAGGATTCAGAGTTAATTGTTTGATTCTTTACAATGAACCTACAATAGAACAAGATGAATTTGGACCTGACTATAGAGGTGATATTGAAATGTATTTTCAACGAGAAAATCTATCAAGTGGTTCGTTAAATTTTTTCCCAGAAACTGGAGATATTGTTGATTGGAATGAACATTATTGGGAAATAAATGGAGTAACAGAACCTCAATTAGTAGCAGGTCATCCTGGATACAGACATCAAATAAAAGCAACAGCACACTACTCTAAATTATCATCTTTACAAATTGAAGAGAGACCAAGATAATGGCTGTTCAACAAATATTAGGAAAACAAATAACAAAATTTGATACTGAAAAATTATCTAAAAATCCCAATTTTGTACAACCTGAAAAATCTGAAATAAAAAAAGAAATTGTTGATGGTAATAAAATAGAAAATAAATCTCCGGGAGTATACAAAGAAGATGTGAATGTTTATGGAGAAAAAATGGAATCTATGATGACTACACTTATGGGAAAAATTGATAACATCAAAGTAAAAAATGGTAATTTAAATGTCTATGACGAAAATACAGCAATAGATGTTGATATAAAAAGAAATGTTTTTTTATCAAAAGCAGATGATTCAAATGTAAAGATAGATAATGTTAAGAAAGGTAAAGTAAATAATAAACTTGATAAATTAAGAGCATTGAGAAAAAATGGCAGTTAAACCTATAACAAATAAACAGATTGTTAGTAAAGAATCAGTAAATAGAGCAAATCAAAACTCTACAAAAAATATTAGTGCTAAACCAAATATTAGAAGTGAAAATGCTGCCATATCATATTCACCTGGAGCAGATTTTACAAAAAATTATGCTGTTACTTTAAAAGATGTTGATACTTCAATAATGAATTATGTTAAAGATATAATTAGACCTACGATAAAAGAAAACAATGAAGTATTTAAAGTACCTATATTATATGCAAATCAAGAAAGATGGGTATCTGCAAGAAAAAAAGGTGTTTTACGAGATAAAAATGGTGCATTAATTTTACCATTAATTATGATGAAACGAACAGAAGTTGCAAAAAGCACTGAATTACCTGTAGGTATGGAGCATGATTTAAACAGAAACAATAGTGATTATGTAGTGGGTACAACTTGGTCAAAAACTAATCAATATGATAGATTTGCAGTACAACGAGGTCTTAAACCAGTGACAGAATTTTTAGTAACAACGGTACCCAATTATGTTAATGTTACATATGAATTTATGTTATGGTCAAATTTTATAGAACAAATGAATACACTTACAGAAGCATTTATGGAGTTCAATAATCAATATTGGGGTACAGGAGAAGATAAAAAGTTTTATTCACTTGTAGAAAGTATTGCAGATGGTTCAGAAATGGACCAAGCAGGTCAAAGATTTATTAAAAGTAGTTTTTCTGTATCAACAAAAGCTTATTTATTACCAGAGGATTACAATTCAATTGTAACAAATAAAATATCTACTTTAAAACAAAACAGAAGTGTAGGTAGAATATCATTTTCTGAAAAATTAATTGATTAAAAAAAATCGTTTTTTTAAAAAAAATATATATTTATATATAGATTACAAAAACTAATGGAGGTTACATATGTCAGAAGCAGTAAAACTATTACCAGAAGAAATAGAAAAAATAACAAGTATTCGAAAAAACTATTTCAATATTCAAAGTGCATTAGGTCAAATATATCTTTCTAGACACAATTTCAATTCACAACTTGAAACACTTGATAAACAAGAACACGATATTATGACTGAATATACAAATACTCAAAATGCAGAAAAAGAATTTATACAATCTTTACAAGATAAATACGGTATGGGTACTTTAAATATTGGTGACGGTGAATTTACTCCTACACAAAATGTAGAAACTGAGAAAAAATAAAAAATAAAACTCAGTTTGCAAGTTTTCGCATATATTTATATATGATGATATCTTGTGGTTATCAACACATTTACAAAACATTAATGTCTAAAAAATTAGGAGAAATATAATGGCAGAAAAAGTCGTATCTCCAGGTGTATTTACCAATGAAATAGATGCTTCCTTTTTACCAGCAGCAGTTGGTGACATAGGAGCAGCAATTATAGGACCAACGGTTAAAGGTCCTGCAATGGTTCCAACCATTGTACAAACATTTGCAGATTTTGAAAATTTATTCGGTACAACATTTAGGAGTGGTTCAAACTACTATCAATACTTAACATCTCACGCAGCAGAACAATATTTACAAAATGGTGGCCCTCTAACCGTGATTAGAATTTCAGATGCTACAGCAGCTACAGCAGATATTTACAAAGTAGACCACGCTAATGCTTTTGACACTTCATATAATGCTGGCCAAAAATCATTAACCTTTGAAACAATTGGTGATGGTTTAGTTTATAACAATTTTGGAGGAACTGGTTCTTATACTGACCACTCAGGTTCAAACACAGGAACTAATAATGTGTTAATATCAGGTTCTTCTGATAATTATCGTATTGAAATTACAGGTGTTAATAATGCAAAAGGAACATTTAATGTTTTAGTTAGAGCTGGTAATGATACAATAAAAAGAAAAAATGTATTGGAATCATTTAACAATGTTTCACTTGACCCTAATACAAATAATTACATTGAAAGAGTTATTGGTAACCAAGATATGACTTTACAAGGTAGTGGGGGTACTGAACCATATATTAAACCAAATGGTGAGTTTCCAAATAAATCTAAATTTATTAGAATTAAAACCGTACATAGTACAACACCTAATTACTTAGATGAGAACGGTAAATTAACAAATGCTGATTTATCAGGTTCTTTACCATCAGCACAAAGTTCTTCTTTCGTAGGAGCTTTACCAGGAATATCTGATTTTGATATGTTTGGTAATCATTTAACAGGTTCATCAGCACCTACAAGAAAAGCAAATTCAGCAGCATTATTTTATGATGAAATTGATTCAAGTAATGTACAAGGTATAGACCCAGGTGGTACAGGTTTTAATGGTGCTAAAACACTATATGAAGATGCTATAAATTTATTAGCTAATTCTGATGAATATGACATTAATTTACTAATGATACCAGGTGTTACTATAGAAGGAGAAAGTGCATTAGTACAAAAAGCTGTTGATATGTGTGAAAGTAGAGCAGATGCTTTCTTTATTGCAGACCCAAGTTTTTATGGAAAGAATGTTTCTCAAATAACAGGATTTGCAGATACAATTGATACTAATTATGCAGCAATTTATTGGCCTTGGGTACAAGTACAAGACGCAAGATTAAATGGAGCGTTAAGATGGGTACCACCTTCAGTAGTATTAGGTGGTGTGTATGCTTTCAATGATAAAGTAGCTCACCCATGGTTCGCTCCAGCAGGTCTAAATCGTGGAGGTTTAGATACCGTTGTTCAAGCTGAAAGAAAACTCTTATTAAGTCAAAGAGACACATTATATGATTCAAATGTCAATCCAATTGCAACCTTCCCTGGACAGGGTGTAACGGTATTTGGTCAAAAGACTCTACAGAAAAAAGCAAGTGCTTTAGATAGAGTAAATGTTAGAAGATTGTTAATTAGAGTTAAGAAGTTTATCGCTTCTTCTTCAAGATTCTTAGTATTCGAGCAAAACAACGCTCAGTTAAGAAAAAGATTCTTGAATATTGTTAATCCATTCTTAGAACAAGTTCAATCACAAAGTGGTTTGAGTGCATTCAGAGTAGTAATGGATGATACAAACAATACACCTGATACAATTGACAGAAATCAATTAATAGGTCAGATATTCTTACAACCTACAAGAACTGCTGAATTTATTATTCTTGATTTTACAATTCAACCAACAGGTGCAGCGTTTCCTGAGTAAGTAACTTAAAGCAGAGAGTGAGTTAATTCTCACTCTCTGTTAAAAAATTGGAGAACCATAGATGTCGGAAAAATTAATAAGTCCAGGTGTTTTAACAAAAGAAATAGATGCCTCTTTTTTACCTTCTGCAGTAGGAGCAATAGGAGCTGCAATAATTGGTCCAGCAGTAAAAGGACCTGTTTTAGTACCAACAATTGTAAATGATACAAGAGAATTAGAAAAAATTTTCGGTAGTACTTTTGAAAATAGTAATGGAGAAAAATCAGAATATTTTACTACTTTAACTGCTAAAA